AGGCAATTATGTCCACTGGTTATTATTATGGGGAGATAACCTATACCACATCCGCATAACCACCCCTGTTGGATCACAGGGTAGTCAGTCCAACCATCACAGGAGATAAACGATGGCACTAACAGAAGAAACAGTACAAGACAAAATAGAGATCGTAGGCGACTTCAAGCACGTTCAGGTGCGCACAGCCACGGTCATCAAGCGTGACGGTGTAGAGATCAGCCGATCCTTCAGCCGCCATGTCGTTGCACCAGATGCAGACATCACAGGCGAAAGCACAGAGGTGCAAGCCATCTGTAACGCAGTTCACACCCAAGCGGTCAAGGATGCCTACGCCGCACACTTAGCAGCACAGGAGGTATAACCTGTGGGAAGGTTCTACACAACAGAGGAGTACATACAAAAAGCCGTGAGCATTCATGGTGACAAGTATGACTATTCTTCTGTTGTGTACACTCACAACCAAGACAAGATTTGCATTATTTGCCCAGAGCATGGGCCGTTTATGCAGACAGCTCGACAGCACCTAAAAAAGCAGGGCTGTAACCTTTGTGGTTATGAGAGAACTAAAGGCTGGAAAGACAATCGCAGAGTTGAAGCAAAGGAATTAGGACAAAAAACCTACACAGGTAATCCATGCAAAAGCGGTCACACTTTGCGGTACACTTCTAACAACTCGTGTTATGAGTGTGAGGCACAGCAGCGAAAGCGTTGGAGGGAAGCCAACAAGGATCGCCACAAAAAGATGACGGATAACTGGCGAAAGCAAAATCCTGAGAGGGCTGCGCAAAACAACTATAGAATGTCTGTAGTCCGCAATCGTAGGTTTCGTGATGCAAATGTGTACTCTCATGTTCCCGAAGTTAGGGATGCGTTAGAGGCAATCTACAGCGAGGCCAAAAAGACAAAGTTACGCACTGGCAGGGTTGTGCATGTAGATCACATCATCCCTCTTGGGGCAAAGAATATATGCGGCCTTCATGTGCCGTGGAACTTGCAGATCACTTCTGCTGAATACAACTGCAACAAGCAGAATGCAGTAGATCATGTTGCACCATATAAAGACTGGAAAACTTCTGTTATGGTGCATGAAAGTGCATTGCCTTGGAATTTAAAGGAGACACCAAATGGCGGTTGAATATACGTGGTCAGTCCCAATGACCGAATACAATAATGCTGACGGAGGCATTTTTTGCATCCATTGGAGAGTGACAGGCGTAGACGGAGATCACTCTGCGTCTAGCTATGGCACTACGTCACACGAATACGATGCATCAGATGCAGGTTTCATTGCATACGATAGCGTCACAGAGGCAAAAGCAATCGAGTGGGCTAAGGCTCAACTAGATGCGGATGCAGTAGAGCAAGCTATTGCGGATAAGATTGCCGCAGAGCAAAACCCAACCAGCGCAGCGGGAGTACCGTGGGCCGCTGAATAACATAGAAGGAGATCACGATGGCAGATAAAAAAGCAACGCCAATCACGATTGATGATGTAGAATACACGCTAGAAGATATGACAGACGAGCAGCAAGCTATGGTACGCCACATTGCTGACCTAGATCGTAAGATTGGCTCTGCTCAGTTTAGCGTAACGCAAATGTCAGTCGGCAAAGATGCGTTTGTAAACATGCTAAAAGCCTCGCTTGCAGAGCAGCCTGAAGGGGTTGCCGCTGAGTAAGCCGCGCTCATATCTAAGCACTAGCCCAGCAAAACGCTGGGCTTTTGCATATTTGCAGCAATGTGTTATATTGCAACCAACGCGATGTTAAAGGTACGCCAATGTCTCTTATTGATTTAAACATCCCTGCTGGTGTCTATAGAAATGGAACTGATCTACAATCGCGGGGACGCTGGCGTGACGCAAACCTTGTGCGTTGGCATGACGGTATTATGCGTCCAGTTGGCGGGTGGCGCACCAGATCAAGCAACGCAGGCAATGCTCAGCTACGCGGAATGCTGACTTGGATTGACAACTCAAGCAATCGCTACATTGCATCAGGGACGTACAATAAGTTGTACGCTTGGACTGAGGCTGGCGTTCAATACGACATTACTCCCGCAGGACTTACAGCAGGTCGCATTGATGCAGATGCGTTTACTGGTTACGGCTATGGTTTTTATGGGTCATACGCTTACGGCGTTGCGCGGCCTGACACGATCAACATTGACCCAGCCACATCTTGGCACTTGCAGCCTTGGGGCGAATACTTGCTGGCTTGCAACTCAGATGACGGTAAGATTTACGAATGGCAGCTAGACGGTGCAACAGCCGCAGCAGTTCTAAGCAACGCGCCCACAAGCAACAAAGGCATTGTCGTAACGGAAGAGCGCTTCCTGTTTGCATTAGGCGCAGGCGGCAATCCTCGTAAGGTGCAGTGGTCAGACCGTGAGGACAACAACACTTGGACACCAGCACCTACAAATGAGGCTGGTGACTTGGAATTGCAAACCTCTGGCGAACTTATGGCAGGGCATACAGTCAAGGGTCAAACCTTGCTGCTGACCAGCCGTGACGCGCATGTGGCAAACTATATTGGCCCACCTTATGTGTATGGCATTGAGCGCGTTGGTACGTCATGCGGCCTAGCAGCAGCGCAAGCCTGCGTTGTTGTGGATCAGGGCGCTATGTGGATGGGTGTTAATTCGTTCTACATGTACACAGGTGGCGCTGTGCAAGAAATGCCATGCGATGTGTCTGACTATGTGTTTAACGACATCAACAGACCACAGATCAGCAAAGTCTTTGCCATGTCAAACTCTATGTTTGGTGAGGTTTGGTGGTTCTATCCAAGCGGTTCGTCCATCGAAAATGATCGTTACGTTGTTTATAACTATGTGGAAAACACATGGTACATTGGTGAGCTTGACCGCACGGCTGGTATTGATCGCGGCGTATTCCGTCAGCCTTTGATGATGGATGCTGCTGACTTTAAGGTATACGAGCATGAAGTTGGTTTGGATTATGACGATCTAACGCCATACGCTGAAACTGGGCCGATCTACATTGCAACTGGGGATCAGGTGACAAGCATTGTTGAGATGATCCCTGATGAGAAAACGCAAGGCGATGTAAATGCTACGTTTAAAACGCGGTTCTATCCGAATGGCACTGAGCGAGACTATGGGCCATTCTCTATGAGCAACCCAACAAGCATGCGCTTTACTGGTCGTCAGTTTAGAATGCGCGTAGAGGGCGCAAGGTATACAGATTGGCGTGTGGGCAATAACAGGCTTGATGCGATTGCTGGGGGTCGCAGATGACGCAGCAGCAACGCGCACCAGAGCCGAAAGGCAATGATTGGCAAGCATGGGGCCGCCGCCTCATGCTGTTTTTAGGTCAAACACGATCCGCGCTTGTGCAGCAGACAGGAGATGAGACTGCTGCTGAAGATGGCATTATGATGTGGGATCGTGAAAACTTGTATCCAGTTGTCAGTAAGAATGGCGCATGGGTGCAGGTTGTGCTGGAGGATGGGCACGCCTCGTTTTACCGCACAACAGACGTAACGGCTGCAGCAGCAGATACGGCGTACGCAATAACGTACGATGCACCCACAGGAAATGTTGGCATTGACCGAGATGCGACGGACAACAGCAAGATCGTTTTTGAGCAAGCTGGCGAGTATCTATTGATGTTCTCAGCGCAGATAGCGTCATCGTCATCTAGCACGGTGAAGTTCTACTTCTGGCCCCGCTTAAACGGCACAGATGCGCCTAACAATACAATTATCTATTCGCTGCACCAGAATGACGCGACAGTGGTTGTCTCGCGCTCTGCGAAGTTTGACGTGGCGGCTGGCGATGAGTTGCAAGTCATGTGGGCAGTAGATAGCACGTCAGGCACTTTGGATGCGTCTGCTGCAACTGCGTTTAGCCCAGCAGCGCCTGCGACAACGCTACATATTACGAGGATGCATGGATGAACGCGCATAGTCAGATAGATGAGCTTGCAAGATGCCGCGCTTGGATTGAGGCGGCACTAGAGTATTCTGGCGGCACACACAACTTTGATGACGTAGCTGAGGGGCTTGCGTCA